TTTTCTAACAATCGCTACACATATGTAAACAATTATACTGATATTCTTGGTCAGGTTATTTTAGTTTCTTTAAATTTACAAGATAAGATATCATCAACTTTCATATTTTCAGAAGCATATCCAATAGGAATTTTCCCATTAGACTTTGGAGAAGCAGAAAAAAATGCAGTAATGTTTGCTACTGTAGAATTTAATTTTAGAACTTATACTTTTAAACCATCTTGAGGATTATATGTCATATTTTGAAAAAAGATTACCCAAATACAAAGCAAAATTATTAAATGGAAAAGAAGTTTATTTTCGCCCTTTCTTGATAAAAGATGAAAAAAATCTATCCATAATCAAAGAAGAATCAAGAAATGATTTAATAATCAAAACTGTAATTGATCTAGTCAACGATTGTTTTGATTCTCAATTATCATCAAAGGCAGAACTAGCACTAGTCGAACAATGCTTTTTATTCCTTAGAGCAAAGTCTATGGGTGAACAAATAGATCTGGAGATCACTTGTCCTACTACGCAGGAGAAGCATAAACTCTCAATAAATGTATTAGATCATAAGATCAATCTTATAGAAGGAAAGACTTTAAACTTAAACAACGGAGAAGTAGTTACATTTGAAAGTTTAAAAGCAAAAGACTGTATAGAAAAAGATTTGAGTGCTGAGGAAAAGGTAGCGTTACACATCAAATCCTTCGAAAACAATGATGAATATTTTTTAATGGACAATCTTCCTCTTGAAGAAAGAGTAGAAGTCTTGAAAAATCTAAAAATTGATGAATATAATAAGATTAAGGATTTTATCGAAAACAATCCAGAACTTTATTTTGAAGTAAATTATACAACTTCAGATGGAATTACAAGAACAGCAATAATAGGAGAACATCTGCGTTTTTTTTCCTAATTCTCGATAATGAATCTCTTGTAGATAAGTATGTAAAATTCTTTAATCTTATTTACAAACACGAAATTTCATTATCTGAGATTGAAAGAATGATGCCTTGGGAATTGGATGTATTCATATCACAGATAAAGGCATACCAAACAGAAAAGAAACTAAAGGCAGCATCATCGAAAGGCTATAACGAATTATGATGAATCCAGAACAACCAAATTTCTTTAAGATGATGTTGACAGAATCTTCCCCCCAAGAAGACACATTGTCTAAATTCAATAAAGAAAAAGAGGCAATAGAAAAAGATCTGGAAGATAAAAAAATCACTCAGGATGTTTATGACAAGAAAATGCAAGAGGTACAAACTCGCATAGATGCTGAAACATCAAAAAAATCTACTGCTCCTGCAAAAGCCAATGTAGAAGCTTTAAAAGTTTCTACAGATATTTCTGAAGAAAAAAATAAAAAAGAGGATGAAAAGGAAGAAAAAGTTACTGAAGTTTCAGCAAAAGAAACTGAAGATAAAACTCCTAAGCCACCAAAGGTAAAGGAAGCTAAGATACCAACCAAAGAAAAAGAAATGTCTGTTCAGGAAAAGAAAGAAAGACAGGCAGAAAGAAAAATACCTGAACAAGACAAGATAAAGGTAGAATCAAAAGCTGAACAATTACCAATCTACGAGCAAAAAGAAGACTTTGAAGAAGTCATAATGCAAAAAATCCAGGAATTGAAAACAATTCAATCTGGAAATTTGATTAAGATAAATGAAGAAAAATTTAAGCCAGAAGAATATATTGGAAAGGGTTCAGATTCTGCCGTTGCGCCAAAAATACCCCCAATACTAGGACAGAGGAATCCAGTTCCACATAAGACAGAAACAACAACCCGGAGCCTCAATAGTATTGGGGACTCCGGGTTGATTATTCAGAACCAAAAAATTTCTGATGTTAGTTGGAGAAACTTAAGTTATTAATTCTCCCGCGACAGACGTTCAAAATAAGTCATCGCATCTTCGCTTTCAGAAGGCCCAGAACGCTTTGGCGTTGATGGGGTATCTTCATCTTCAATGGTCTTGGACTGAGCACCAATGTCACGAAGATCACCGCCAAGAACATCGTTCATCTTCTTCTTGAGTTCATCATACGACTTGAACTCGGTTGGAATAACGAACTCGTTCAGCTTGTGGAGGCTCTTCCAGAGAGATTCCAGCTTCTCATCATCACCCTTGTAGAGTTCGCTAGCACCATCAAACTCAGACTTATCGTAGTTGGTGTAACCAGCAACCTTACGAATCTTTAGCTTGAAGTTAGCACCCTTCCAGAAGTCGAATGGATTGATGGCTTCTTCATCCTTGAACTGAGGCTGCATGGCCTCCTGAATCTTACCAAAGATCTTGGTTCCATACTTGAAGAGGAACATCTTACCATCATTGGCAGGATTGGCAGGATCGCTGATAACTAGGATATTGGAGATGTACGAAAGCTTGCGCTTACGGTTACGAGCAATATCCTTGTCCTTTTCGATACCGCTATTCCAAAGTTCGCTATTGGCTTCGCAGATCGGGCACTTCTGACCAATCGTAGTTGGGCAGTTTTCGATCAACCAGCCACCCTTGCCTTGGAAGGCATGAGAATAGACCTTAGCCCACGGAATATCCTCACCGGGTGCAGAAGGAAGGAAACGGATAACGGCATAGCCATTGCCAGCCTTATCAACCTCTGGCTTCCAAAACCGATCATCCTTGAATGAGGCTTCCTTATTCAGATCCTCAATCTTCTTGGTTAGATCTTCGATACTTGACTTAGAACGCTTCTTGAAATCGCTAAAATTTGACATATAAAACCTTTCCCCAAGGGACTACCTTGGCCTAATGAGAGTATGATACTACAAAAATATTAAAAGGGAAGTCTAGACTTGTTGTTTTTAACAAGATTTATTGCCTTACCTTCAGCCGAAAGTTTTTCAATTATTGGTTTCGAAATCAGCTTTGCTGCTGCTTCCGGTTCAATATTGTATTCTTCAGCAATGTTTAAAACTGCATCCATATAGGTGCAATTATGTTTGAGGGCGTAATCTTCTACTTTTTTTGAAAATTCGTTTTTGTGTGAAATGTCTATGAACATAATATAACCTATATATTAGTGAAACTGGAGATAAAATGGCAGCTGATACTGACGATAATGTAACTATTGTAGCATCTGGAGGAAATACTGCAAGCATCGCTACGGATTATGGCACAACCGGAGATGTTGGCACATTCCTCACCCACCATGTTCAAGTAAATAAAATTGCATGGGGAAGTGATACTACTACCAATAGAGTGAGTGCTACAAGTCCACTTCCCGTTTCTCTATACGGAATTACAAATGGACTTACTTTAAATGCAATATCAAATGCCTATGTCAGAAATGTTTCTGGCACATATCTTGAAGTTGCTGGTATTTCTGGAGCCGCAGTATCGGTCACCGATTCTGGGGCAAACACCAAGCTAACGACCATTTCAAATTCCCTAAACACAGGATCTGGTACTACATTTGGTGTTCTAGTAAATACTCTTGCCGATACCTTCACTACAGGTGGAGGTGGTTACATCCGATCAGCCAGTACAGCGCATCCTGTATTTACAAGGATAATTGGCGGAAATACGACTGCCTCCGCTTCTATAGATACAAGTACTGGTGTGAATGCACTTTATGTTTCGTTGGCTGGTGGTTCTTTCAGCATCACTGCTAATCTTGCATCTACTGTAGCGGTCATCAATGATGTCTCTTCACCGCTTAAGATACAGGGATATACTGGTGGAAACCCGGTAATTATCACTGGAACAACCATAGAATCCACTCTATCTACGATTAGCGGAAATGCTGCATATCTTGGAAATACATTAAATACAAATGTAGCAAATATATCGACTTATCTTTCTGGTGGTACTGGTAAAATAAAAACTATGCCAGAACTTGTTTCAACGGTTTCTACTGGATCTTTAGCGACCACGACTTCATTCCAGAGACTAACATCGATAACAAGTATAGGTGTGACTTATGGTGTTCAAATTAAGTCAGCAGCATCAAACAGATATTCTGTTTATGTTACTGGCAACACAGGAGCCACTGGTTTCCAAATGGACCCAGGAGAAAAATTGTTTATAGAAATAAGCAATCCATACAATCTTTTCGTAAAATCTGACACTGCTGCCACTACTGTATATTACCTAGCATACTAAAAAATGCATTTTTCATCACCTTCAAGTTATGCATTCGTAGAAGTACGCGGGGCTACTCTATACGGCATCGAACTTTTACAATCTGACGAGTATAGTCTATACAATAAGAGACTAAAATGCAGTCCACAATTTGTTTATTTCGATAGCTATAATAAAGTTTTAATAGACTATAATGAATGCCTTCAGAGCAGTGATTTTGAAGAGTTAGCTCTTTTTTTCGGCGGTCTCACAACTGGTTATACTTTTACAGTATCAAATGCAGAATATCTGGATGAAAGTGAAGTAATCGATGCCAATCTAGGTGGAACATATATTTTTGATTCGTATGTCAATAATATTGTAATTGCTGATGTGGTTGCAATACAAAATATCGATAACGAAATAACAAAGTATAATAGAGATTATTTCATTCAACCACCACAGTTTAATAGACTTGCTGGTTTATCTGGAACGACATATAATGTCATTAGAAATGTTTTAGGTAGAGAATTATTAAATAATCTGGGCCTGTATTACGGCGATTTTATATCTGTGAATGGTTCTACATTAAATCCGGGTTATATTGGGGTTTCATATGTAAAAACCCTAGACAACGGAGAGGAACTATTATTCTTAACAGATTCAGTAGTAAATGAAAATTATATCGGACAGCAAACACAATTTAAAGTGTTTATGCGCGGTATCAATGATCTTTCAAAATCTTCTGACGATACAGAATTGGGATCATCTAAATTGTACGATAGTGAAGGCACATTCCTTGAGTGTTTTGAAAATCAAACCGAACTGCAGTCTTATTTAAGACAATTTAAATATCCATCCGCATATACTGAAGATGTGTTCTCTGTCGGAGGATCATGCGAAACAGGAAGTGCTCTAGCCACCAATGTGGTTTTGGGTGCTGAGTTCGATGAAATCTATAAGGTAAGTATAATTAGTGGTGGATTTATTTACATAGACAATGCAACTAGATTTCCGTCTTTGACTAAAAACAGGATTTATAAATTTGATACTTCGCATGGAACAAATTATACTTACTCATTAATATTCGAATCTCTAACATTAAATTCTACAGAACAAGCCTTAATAGATTCAAATATTTCATATTATGGCGTTCCAGGTAAAAATGGTTCTTTCGTGATTTTAAACGTCACATCACAATTTCCATCCCAAATAACAATAAGGCTATCTACTAATCCAGTTGCAACCAGAGAAATCATAAATATTAAGAACTAACATGGCAAACTTCAAAAAACACCCTAAAGGATTTTTCCACAAAACCATATCCGATAGCCAAATGGAAATTGGATACGACGATTTAACATTTAAACTTTCTTATATAAAGGAAGGGAATGTTCTTCAAGTAGAAAATATCGATACAAATCGTACCCATACAAATGAAAATACTCTAGCCAGAGTTCTTAAAGGACTTTTACATTTTGAAGTAATGTTAGCACCAGAAAGTATCATAGTAATTTTAAAGAATAGTGATAATCTATTGGAAAAAATGATTATTGCTCATCATCTAGCTTTAGGATATGCTTCAACCGAAGGTGTAACTAATCAATTTAACACAACAATTCTATTCAAATACGCAAAATGAAGTTTAATAGAAAAAAGCTTTTGGTCGAGGAAGATGTACCTCCCATGACATGGGAAGATATCATAGACGAGCTACCTCCTCCTCCTTCTCTTCCTAGTACAGAGCCAAGCCAAACACCAAATCAGCCTCAAAGCGAAAGTAAACCACTAATTTCGCCCGAAAGACTTAAACAAGTAGAAGATGAATATATGAAATATTCAACTTCTACTAAAGAAAAAGAACCAGATATTTTTTCTTTATTTTCACAAGAACATATTGATAAAGTAATAGCTGATATAAACAAAACAGATAATCCTGCTGAGTTTAGACTACAACAACAAAGAAATGTAGAATCCGTTATTGGAAGTATAATAGGATATAGTATTACTCAGGACTTAAAAGCCGAAGGAATGGATAAGATATTTGACATACTTCCAGATACAGTTAAAATTGGAAATCTACGACTTTCAAAAAATGAAATTAAAGGATTTTTGAAAGATAAAGCAGCTACTCCAGGGGGCATGTTAGCTGGATCTGCAATTTATAGAGGATTATTTGGGACTGGGCTTATTGGTAACGAGTACATAGGATTGCAAACACCAGAAAACAAAAATGAATTTGGTGTTGCTAAAGCAATTTCAAGAGCTAAAGAACAAGAGAGACAATATAGTATGAAACCCGGCGAATTACCAAAAACGGCTTTAGAGAAGCTTTCTAAAGTAACACAGCCATTTGCGTCTTCAGTAAAACCAGAATCTCAAGGACCAGCTGACTATTACAGTCAACCAGATTTAAAGAATAGAGTACCAGAAGGCTTTGGGTTTATGCAAGATTACGATAGATTTTTTGGTGGAGCACCAACAGCAAAACCAAATTTAACTGGAGGTGTAAATGCCCCAGCCAAACCAGCCAAGTAATCCTTTCGAAAAAGTTCAGCCTATAACATCGGGATTAGATTTATCTTCGATATTTCAAAATCCGCAAGAAAATAATAATCAAAAAGAAACAGAAGAAGATCAATCTTCTCTAGACATAAAATTAGAAAGACTGGATGGGGAAATTTTTAAAATTTCCCAGACAGACTCTGATTATGCACCATCCGATTCTTTATCCATGTCCGAATTAATGGAAGCACTGGAAAAATATATTTGCATTGTCACTTTCAGAAAAATTTCAAATGGTGCAACAAGAGTAATGACTTGTACCAGAAATACTACTTTAGGAAATGCTGGAACTTCTGGTAAGGCTAGATTTTTCGGTAAACTAAAGGTTCCAAGAGTTAATTCAAGATTGAGATCGTCTGTAATAAATACACCCTATCCTAAATCAGGATTGATAACTGTCTTTGATATGGATATAAGATTCTATAGAAGTTTTTACTATAGAACTATAGAAAGTGTTGATATAAAAGTAGAAAAAACAAAAGCACAAGAAAAGAAAAACGAAAGAATTTTAAATATAGTAGACCTTTTAAATAGAGCTAAAGAAGAAGGAAAACCTTTCGGTGCAATTCAAGAACA